AGTTTCACTTGTGAGAAAGGTATATCTCACAGACGAAGACATCGACGGCATTATGAGCTGCGCTTTGGACGGTGGTATCACCGCTATGTGGTGCGCGAGGGTTGAAGTCGTCGAAGGAAAGTACCTCGGTGAGTATGCCAGCGATCAAATTTCAAGAGGCGGAAAGCTCCGCTTCTATGACCGAGAGAGCAGCGATACATGGGTGCTGACTCAAAGCAAGCTGATTCGCGGAATTGAACTGGCTTTTATGCAAGGCTACGGTCTGGAATGGTTCGATGAAAACGGGAAGCTGGACATCTTCAACATCGACGCGAACGAAGCGGACACGATGGTGCAGTTTGCCCTATTCGGGGAGGTGGTGTTCTCGTGAAGATTGAGAGAGCGATTGAAATCCTCGACCCGGAGCACCGGGAGTGGTACGAGAGCATCGAACCAGTGAACGAAGCCTGCCGGATGGGCATGGATGCGCTAAAAAAACAGATTCCCAAAGACCTCGACTATGAGGCAGATGGGTACGACACTTCCGGAGAGCTTATCTACGACATCGCTGTCTGCCCGTCCTGCGGCAGGCACTTCGAGCTTGACTTCGACGAGGAGGCAAAGTTCTGCCCCGGATGTGGACAAGCTCTTGATTGGAGCAGCAAGCCGAGAGCAGAGAAGGTCGTTGGCTATGTTATTGGGAAGCCTGACACCTGCACTCTGAACGGCAACGTGTATGTGCTCGATGATGAAGGAAACGAGAAGATGTTCAGCACCGAGGCGAAAGCGCTTGGCTTCCTGATCGCTCACGGATACACGAACAAAGACATCGCGTCCGGCGCGGTGTTCATCGAGGAGGTGAAAGAATGACACGAGAGGAGAAAATCAAGGCTCTGCAAGACTACTGCAAGTCTCAGGGGCGGGATAATGATGGTAAATGCAAATGCCATCATGCGTGGGACGAGAACTTCTTCTGCCATAAGTACAGTAGTTACAGTGCGAGCGAAGAAACACTCGACGAGTGGCTCGAAGCGGTGAATCCGCAGAGTCGAGAAAAGGTGAACCATCCTGCCCACTATCAGGGCAAGCATGAGTGCATTGATGAAATGGTCGCTCTGTTTGGCGTGGATGCAGTTATCGGATTCTGCAAGTGCAACGTCCACAAGTACCGCTACAGAGCCAATGCTAAGAACGGTCAGGAAGACCTCGACAAGGCCGACTGGTACATGGACAAGCTTATGGAATTGGAGGAAATGAAATGTTGACGATGGGCGAGTCTATCAAAAAAGCGAGAGAGGACAGAAGC